GTTAGACTTGACGAGATTAATATAAAAAGAGGTCAAACACCTTCTGAAGATGGAACATTTACTGTTACACTACCTGTATCTCAGACTACAGTTAAACTCAAACCATTAAGTTACGGTGAAACTATGGATTTGAGTAGACAAATACAATCATACCCTCAAGGTCGTGTGGCACCAAGAAGAACACTTCGTCTACAGAAAGAAATCCAAAAAATTGGTGAAAATTCTGATAAAGGAGAAATTGCAAAATTTGTTGAGACAATGCCAATTGCTGACTCGAAATTCATAAGTAAATTTATGAATGATAACGAACCTAGACTCGATATGTCTAGGGTTATTATAGCCCCATCAGGAGAAAAACTTACGGTTAACGTAGGGTTTGGGGTCGAGTTTTTTCGCCCTTTCTTCTGAGTATAGAAAAACACAATTAGACGAATTTTACTATCTGTCCAAGTTGGTTGGAGTTAGTTGGTCTGAGTTTCAGACTATGCCAATATATTTTAGAAAATATCTTTTGGATAAGTGGGTGGACGAAAACAAACCACAATAAAAAGTGACCAATAATCTATTTATCTAAAAAACTAATATGGCAGAAGAAAACATTGGTGGTTTCTTGGGGGCAATTGACAAACTCAAAGCCGGATTAAAAGACGAAGGTCTTGTGGGAGCTTTTGACAATCTATCTCAGGGAATTCAAAATATTAATAATGGTTTTTTGGAATCGAGAACAAGAGTGTTGGAATTCTCCACAGCACTATCGGATTCAGTTGCTGGTATTACAAGATTGGGTGGAGATTTAACTGCGACTCAAGAAACAATTTCTAATATTGCAGTTGCCTCAAGACGGAATGTTGTAGAAACATCTCAAACCGTTCAAGAGATATATGCAACTGCAAAACTGTTAGGTCAATCCGCAGACTACTTAGTACAAGATTTTGTAGAAGTAGGTAATAGTATCGAAAACATCGGAGAAATAACTGCCGAGTCCATTCAGTACATTCAAAGTATGGGACTGAATGCAAAAGAAATTATGGGTGACGTAACTCGTAATATGGGATATATGAACCGATTCAATTTCCAAGATGGTGTTATGGGTCTGACAAAAATGGCTGCACAAGCATCTATGTTACGTTTTGATATGAATCAAACTGCTCAGTTAGCTGACAAGGCTATGGACCCTGAAGGAGCTATTGAGTTGGCATCGGCATTCCAAAGATTAGGTGTGACTATGGGTACATTGGTCGACCCGTTTGCCTTGATGGATGCATCTATTAATGACCCAGGAAAATTACAAGATAGTGTCATTGATTTAGCCAAGACATACGCACAATTTGACAAAGAAACACAAAGGTTTGAAATTAATCCGTATGGAATAAGAATGTTGAGAGAGGTTGAAAAACAAACTGGTCTGAGTGCTGAAAATTTAAAAAAGACTGCTTTAGCCGCTTTGGAATTAGACACAAGATTATCGGACATCAATTTTAGTATTGATGCTAGTGAAGAAGATAAAATGATGATTGCCAACATAGCAAAGAAAAAAGATGGTGACTATGTTGTTAGAATATTTGATGAACAAAAAGGTGAAATAGATGTAAAACTTTCGGAATTAACCTCCCAACAGTTTAGTAAGTTAATAGAACAACAAGAACAAGAACCTAAGACAATTGAAGAAATTCAAAGAAGTCAATTTAGAGTTTCCGAAAAAATGGCTATGGATACCGCGGCAATTAAAAACTATTTCCTATATGGATTGGCAGGACAAACAGGATTCCGTAGAGTATTTGAAGATTTGGGAACAATATATGATGATGTTTCAACAAGTTTGAACAAAGCCGTTCCAACACAACAGGATATGAGGACTATGTTTGAAGGTGTTGGTAATAGTTTAAGAGAGACTGTCATAGATGCTATTTCAACACAAGACCCTGCAAAAATAGAAAATGCTCTGAATGAATTAGCAAAACAAAAGGACGATATTCCAACCAAAAGTGTAGAAATTATGAAAAGTTTTCTTTCAGAATTGGGAACAAATATGCCCAAAGAAAGTCTTTCAGCTGTTGGTGTTGGTTATAAAGAATTGACAGATGCCATAAGAAGTTTGACAAAAGTTAGTGAAAAAACACAAACAATAAATGGAGATTTTAATTTAGATGGAACAATAAGCGTAAATGTTCAAACTCCTGGTGTTGACCCTAAACAAGTTCAGGCGCTCTTCAGAGATAGAGAATTTCAGAACTTGTTACACCAAATCATAAGAGAAAGAGCTGCTGTTGAAATAAAAGCCCTCAATAGATAAAAAACAATCAAGTTTCTATTTATTTAAAAACACAAAATGGGTAGTCCTTTAGATTTTGCAAGCTCAGAGGTTTTTAGAAAAAAACTTATTGTTAGAAACCTCGTGCCTTATGTAAAATCACCCACTAAGGCTTCCCCCCCAATAAACTACGAAACCATTCAAAGGGATTTAACGCCCACAGACTCTGACGATACATTAATTGACAACCCAATATTTGCGACCAAGGCATACCCTTTAAACCAATACGGGGCATCTGGTGGTTACAAACAAGTTAGGGACCCAAGTACATTACAAAATACAAATTCTAATGAAGGTGAATATGATTTTAGTGATGCAAGATTAATTGATGACGCACCAAAAGCCGCTCAGATTGGTTTCCCTGGTATTTCACCTGCTTGGCAACCCTTAAATTTATTTGACCCACCAGCACTTATCGATGGTGGTCAGTATGTAAGTTTAGATGAAATCTTAGGTAAAGGTCAAAGAGCACAACAATATCCTACATTTGTACCATCAGTATATCGTTCAGTAAATATTTTACTTCAAAAAGACCCCGTAGGTAGTAATGGATTAACATCACAAGATTCATTCATAGTACAATTGGGTTCTAAATTGTTAAAAGAACAATTCGAAAAAAGAATTGCCGCAAACATCAGAAGAAATACCATAGGTCGAGCAAACTTTTTGAATGGTGCAGGTGGTTCTGATATTTTTGGTATTATATTAGGTCGAGTACCAATTTTAGAACCAATATATAATATCACACAAAGTAGTGCTGTTTTAGGGGCTGCTGCGGATTTTATCAATAGAGTTTCAGGAAGTTACGCTCCATACTCAACTATCCCCGGTGATTATTTTGATTCATCAATAAATAGGAGATTACCTATGACAACCCAACAGTTGTCAGGTGCGTATGCACAAGCCAACCTTAATTCAGGAATCGGTAGATTTTTTGGTAGATTATTAGGGTCACCAAAATCAGGTTCTATATTGTTTTTACAAAATACTGGCTCAGGAACCAAAAATTTATTGTTCCAATCATTAGATTACAATCTATTTAAACCAGCATACACAAGAACTTTCTTTGATAATGTTAGGGGAGCACTAAGAGGTGCAACTGAAAACGATTCAAATTATTACATAGGTTCACCTAAATCTGAACCAGGTGACATTTTATCTCCACAAGGTGATTTACCAACGGATTCGTTTGGAGGTGAAATACAATCGCCAGTTTACGGACCACAAGAAATTGCACAACTTTACGAAGGTCCAAGTCGGGCTATTAAGTTAGGAGCAAATGGACCAACATACAGTAATGGTGGTGATATAATGGGGGGATTTACTTGGGTATCACCTAAGTACAAAGATAACGCTGGTTTCAAAGTTGGTTTGGGGGGACAAAATATTTCCGAAGACCCTGATTTCCCGACTCTTAATTATTCGAATTCAGAATCTACAAACTTTAAATTCAAAAATGGTTCTATTTTAGATGATACTCAACGACTTATAAATTCACAACCAAGAGGCGGTAGAAGATTACAACACGTTGGAAACGCAATAGACCAAGTGTCAAAAGTATTCAATGATGGTTACAAAGAAATTACCAAAGGTTCAAAAGTAATAAGATACGTAGGGGAGTTGGGTGTTGAGAAAGGTGCTGAATATTGTAGAATTTTCCAAAAAGATACACCATATCTTCAGTATAATGATTTACAAAAACAAGATGGAATAACTAAGTCGGGAAGAAAATTTGCATATTCAATATTGGATAATACCTATAACTTGAATATTGCACCTATGAAGGGTGATACTTCAACAAACATATTTGACGGAAGAGCTCAGAAGTATATGTTCTCCATCGAAAACTTGGCTTGGAGAACTTCAAACAGACCAGGTCTGACTTGGTCGGATTTACCTGTTTGTGAGAGGGGGCCAAATGGGGGACGTGTAATGTGGTTTCCACCTTATGGAATGACTTTTAGTGAATCAGTTACTCCGTCATTCAAACCAACTGATTTTATTGGTAGACCTGAACCAGTATACACCTACAGCAATACTTCTAGGTCTGGTACTTTAACTTGGAAAGTAGTTGTAGACCACCCCTCAGTCCTTAACTTAATTGTAAATAGAGTATTAGCAAGTGAAACATTAAGAGAAAAGGCTCAAGGATTGTTAGACTCATTTTTTGCGGGATGTAAAAAATATGACTTGTATGAGTTAGCTGAAAAATATTATCAAGTAAACCCTGATGATTTACGTGAAATACAGGAAAGGATTGTAAATCAAACGGTTACAACAGAGGATATTAGATATATTACTAATACTGTTCAAACAGGTAACGACTCAACAAACGCAAACGGTGTTGGAAATGGTGGTGTTGGTATAAACACATCAACCAACAATAGTCAAACTGCTGACACATTCCCATTTAAAACTTTCGAAAATTATGCATTATATTTTGACAATGACATCCCGTTAAATGGACAAAGTGTTGAACAATATAACATTCTCTACAACACTTACGTTGCCCCTCCTACAAAACAAGAGTATCAAGAACAAAGTAATGAAAAACAAGAAGTTGCAACATTTTTTACAGACATAGTAGAAAGTAATAAAACTGAAATTCAACAGATGTTACTCCAATTATCTACAACATTGGACAACAACCCAAGTGCGACCGCAAATATTATTTTGGTTGGAAGTGCTTCAATGCCTCAATCAGAAACTTACAACAGGTCTCTTTCTCAAAGAAGAATTGATTCTGTTAAACAATACGTCGCTCTTGTAGGAAATTTAAATCAGTATATTCAAACAGGAAGATTAACTTTCGGACCAACACAGGCACTAGGAGAACAAACAACAGTTGTACCCCGTGGACCGAGTAGGTCATTTGGCGAACAGAATTGTCAATCTGCACCCAACGATAGTTTAGCGTTAAGCACACAAATTTATAGCGTTAGAGCTATGGCTTGTAGAAGAGTTGCTTTTGCTAAAATAGACGTGACGGCACCAGCACCAATTAAGCCACCTTCCGTAAATAATCAACAGTCTCCACGTTATCAAGAAAATGTAACCACTGAGGTTTCTAACAGGACTGTGACAAAACAAGTTGTTGAGACTCAAGAGGTTTTGAGAGATAACATTACAAAAAGAGTTTTAAGATTATTATTGTCTGAATGTGACTACTTTGAATTAATCAAACAAGAAACTCCTATGGTTTTCGATAACCTTAGAGATAAATTAAAATTCTTCCATCCTGCATTCCACTCAATTACCCCTGAAGGTCTGAATTCAAGATTGACATTCCTACAACAGTGTATGAGACCTGGAGATACTATTCCAACCATTAGAAATGATGTTAATGGTGCAACAAGTTTGGAATACAACAATGCGGTGAACACATCTTTTGGTACTCCACCTGTTCTTATTTTAAGAGTTGGAGATTTTTGGCACTCAAAGATTATTCCTTCTTCACTTCAAATAGGTTATGAGGATTTGGATTTGAATCCTGAGGGTATTGGGGTTCAACCTATGATTGCAAACATTACTTTGGGTTTTAATTTTGTAGGTGGACAAGGACTAAAAACCGCAGTTGATAAATTACAAAATGCACTATCATTTAACTATTATGCTAACACTGAAATATATGATGAGAGGGCAGATTCGACTGACTTAAGTTATCAAGTATTAGACAAACAGTTTATCGAAAATATTGGGTTTGAAGTAAACCCACCAACAGTTTCTGACGTGGAAAATCCACCTTCAAGTAACAACAATGAAACTGTGGGAAAAGTTTTAACGAGTGTAATAACCGACGGTATTCAAAGAGGAACAATTGAATATGGGTCTTTTATGAATTCCTTTGTGACACAAACTCAAACATATTTTCAAACTGTGGTAAACAAAAACAGAGATGCCCTTCGTCAATACAATAACGGGGTTAGACAAATGTTATCTTACAATAGAAATTATACAAACGGCGGATTTATTGTTAATGGTGGAAATTCAGAAACAAATCTTTTTGGTAAACCGTCAGAAATTGAAAAACAAATTAATGACATCTTTGCTGAGTATATAAAAAATATCAGTAGCGGTGACGACACGTTTATTCAATGGATAGAATCAAAAAATTTCTCACAAAAAGCGGTAAGACAAATTAAGGATAACTATCGTAATTTTATAACAAATAAAAGAGGCTCTTTTCAAAATTCACTAACGACAATTATTCAAGATTTGGTGAACACACAACAAACTTATTTACAAAGTTTGAATAGAGTTAATGTAATAACAAGTAAACCTGCTAAAACACCTGACGCGCCTTGGGGTACAGATGGTTTTCAAAATTCTACCGGTGAAGTTACAATTTATAATTATTCGGGTACGTCAGCGGTCACTGCAAATTTTGTAGGAAATACAAAAGATGAGTTGGTTTTGGACATTCAATCTATTTCAGCTTCTTTAGTAAATTTTATGACGGCTCTTAATACCCAAGTTACTCTTAATTCGGGAAAAACGGGTTACATTGTAAACCCTGAGAGACCATCGGGTATTCCATACAATACTATTACCGATTCAGTTTATTGGAACGAACAATCAAACAAATATCAATATTTTGTTTTATCAAATGATATTGTAGATTTAAAACTTTATGACGCTTTCAAAGCTGCCATAATAGAAAATGTTGTAAATAATACCACTCTACACGGTAATGGTAATACAGATTTTGCAACACAATTTGACGGATATTGGATTGGAACACAACAATCTTTAGGTATGAGTGTAAGACAAGTTTATGTAAATGAAAACACCGCGGGTGATGAATTGATAACTCAGGCTACAAATACTACTTTAAAAGACTATATTGTTTATAGACCGTTCCAACCCTTAGTTAAAACAAGAGTAATGGATTATATTGTGGCCCGTAAAGGGGATGCTGGTAATGAACCTGAAGCTTATCAAATAGACAACGTAAGAAATTTGGGACTTAAAACAAACGCTAATACAAATAAGTTGACTTGGAACCAAATTGATGGAAACATAACAATAGGTAAAGTTCAGATGTTATAATGGCACTACAATATTATAATAGATACAACCAATTTTTAGTTAACGGAGAACAAACTGTTGTCCCCTATGTTAGTTTGCCTTCAAAACCATCTGATAAGGCTTACATTTATAAAGTTGGAAGAAGTAGATTAGATAAAGTATCACAGGAGTATTATGGTACACCTTTTTTTGGATGGTTAATACTTCAGGCGAATCCTCAATATGGGGGTCTTGAAAATAACATTTACGATGGGGCAATTTTAAGTGTTCCGTATCCTTTGATAACTTCATTACAAGACTATAAATCCGCAATAGATACTTATTTCTTCTACTATGGCAGGTAACGTTATTCTACAACCAGATGGTAAAGGTGATATCCTTGTAGAAAATTCATATCAAAATATTGTTGTTGTTGACCCAAACAAAACGGTACGTTCTAAAAACGGACAAACTGTTATTGAAGAAAGATTAGTAGACCACGAAAATCTAATTATGTATGCTAACTTGGAAGTTGCACTTCTCCCAAGAACAAAATTAAATGTTGGTGGTACACCCGTAGATGATATAGAAACAATTTCAATCGCAACAATTAATTTTTTAAAACCAAACAATGATGAGTTTACTAATACGGGTTATTATGATGTTTTAACAGGATTGGGTGCAACAGAAAAAAAAGGAACAAATCAAAGACAAGAACAAATTGTAGAGGCAAGAGGTAAAAGAGCTTTTAGGGGAACAAGTAATACTGACCAGTATGGAAGAACTATTGACCCTGGTTTATTGGGTATGACAAGTATTCAAACAATTACTAATATGTCTTTCATACCTGAAGTAACTATTGAATTTGAAGATATTCAGGGTAAAGCTTTGTTTGAAATGGGAGACCAATCTCCATACGCAGCTTTTTTTAATTTACCTTATCCACCTTTCTATCTTACAATGAAAGGTTATTATGGACAGGCTATAAAGTATCAGTTAAACTTAGAATCTTTTGAATCAAGATTTAATTCTCAATCCGGTAATTACCAAATTACTTGTAGATTCAAGGGATATAAATACAATATTTTGAATGAAATACAACTCGGACATTTGATTGCATTACCACATATGTATGCAAGAACATTCCAAGTTAGCCAATCTCCCATCACACCTGAATCAGCAGACGATAACTCGTCAAACAGTTCAGGTACAAACGTACCACAGAGTGAAAATAGTAACTTGTCTTTTTCAGTTCAAAAGATAAATGAAAAAGGTAGACAAAAAATTAATGAATTGTATTCAGAATATGAGGCGAAAGGGTTAATAGAACCCAATTTCCCTAGATTAACTTTGGCGGAATTAGGTTACAAATTACAACAATTCGAACAAAATATCGAAAACACATACAAAAAAGTTGATTTTCAAGTTTTAACCGATGGGGAAAGTTACAAAAAATCATTATCAGAATATTACAAAAAAGTATATGGACAATCTCAATCTTGGTCTACTTTGTTTTTAGATTCAACAAGACCTTATTACTTAATAAGTGGAGAAGAAGTTTTTATATTCAAAAGAAATCTTGATACTGGTGCCAAGTCTTCGGCTATTGCGGAACTAACAGCAATCATTATCAATTACAACAAAAGACTTGCTGAAAACGAAACATTTGGTACAACCAAGAGTAAAAACTTAAGTATACCCAATCCAATAACTTATAATACGATGACAGCAAATATAGATTTTGCAAACATCGATTGGCAAAGGACCTATAGAATACAAACAAACAATAGTGTCGTTGACCCTGAATTATTAGCGGCATTTATTGCTAACAGTATATTACAAGATTTTGGGATTACTTTAACAAAAAAACCTGACGGTGGTTTTGAAATCGTAAAAGACTTTTTTACCTTTTTTGTTTTTGAAGGACCTAATAGATTTGTTGGTATATTAGAAAGTATGGAAGGTCAATTGAATCAAAAACTTGACGCTGAAAGAACTCGTATTACAAATGAACTTGCCAACAAAGTGGTTCAGGCTGACAGCGGAATCGGATTCACTCCAACAGTTAGGAATGTAATGGCTGTAATTATGGCTTCAACAGAGGCGTTTATAAGATTATTGGATGATGTTCATTACAAGGCTTGGGAAGTTAGGCAAGACCCAATCAGAAGAGACGTTGTTTTAAACCCAAGTTCTTCAATGAAAAGTTCGGACGATGTCAACTTTGTTGGAACAACATCAAACGCGTCTCAGGCTTTTGTTGAAAATTCATTATCCAACATATACCCTTGGCCTCAAGTGTTTCAACAAAACGATGACCCTCAGAAACCAAAGTTTGAGTTAATGTATCCTGGCGACCCTGACTTTGTTAATTTAACAAAAGCATATCTTTACGACAAGTGGCCTGAAGTAGAATTTGTTGAAGAATATTTGAAAGGTACTTCACAAAAATATGAACCGCCTGTAACACAACCATCAGAAGATAATCAATTAGCAATCACTAAAATTGTTAATATAAATGCTTTAGAATTTCCAATTATAAGCTTGGCTTATTTAAACAAAGAAGAAATTAAGTTTTTATACGAAATTTATGAAAGACAATTAATTTACAGTTTCTATACTGGTTTAGCAAGGTCACAGGGAGCCATTGCAGAGACAAATGTAATTGGATTAATTAATACTATAGAATCACAAAATATTACTCTTTCACTTGGAAATGATAATCCATATCTAACACAAAAATTGAAAAGCCTTGTAGTTGAAAGTGTTACAAGTTATGAGAATGATTTGAGAGTTTTTTCAAATAACGGTACAGGATTGTTTTGGGGTGAATTTATACAAGACAGATACATAACCCCATATTTGGCAAACCGTGTTGATAATCCATTCACGATTGAAAACGTATCTACCTTGTCATCTAAAGTTTCCAATACAGATGTTGCTATACCACAAACTTCTGTTGTGAACTTTGAAGCTTATCTTAAAAGTTATCAATCAAATCCTATACAGTTTCAGGATACATACCCTTTCACAAATAACGTTTGGAACACACAGAACTTAACAAATTATATATTTGCTGGTAGTCCTGCTGTGGCTAATAACACGGCTAACACATATAATATTTATAGACCAAAAAATATAATTTCAAACTTTACGGATGTTAATGATTTCACAAGCCTTAGACCTGTAACAAACTTTAGTTACCTTAACACATCTACATTGAATTCCACAACGGTAAGTGCTGCCATTTCAATACTTGGGCCACAAGAATTAGCACCAACTGTGGGTTATATTGCCAACACACCAAATAGTATTACAGGGCTTACAACAACATCTATGTTGAACACTCCATATTTTGTAAACTCAATATTATACGGTGTACAAAATGAAAAAAATAGTGTACAACACCCTTACAAAACGGCTGCCTATCTTTTTTTGAATTCATTACCTTTGGCAACTCTGAGAGAACGATACAAAAACTTTGATAAAATTAATGTACAAGGTGATTATATTTTTGCTAGTCTAAAAAAATTCGGAGCGATTCACAAAATACCTTATGTTTGGGTTTTGAAAATCGGTTCTTTGTGGCACAGGTATAAATCATATTTGGAAACAAATAATGATATTTTGGACCCTGTATGGACAGATTTTAATTTTGTTAACAACTATGACCCTATTACGAATAATCCTTCAAAAACTTATGTATTAAATGGTGTTGGAAGTATAACTCTACAAAATGAATATATGGTTGGTGCCGTAAAAAACACTAACATCCAACCTGGATTTTACCCAAAATTAATAAGTGATTTCAATTATTTTTATAACGGGCAAGATTTATTCACAACCTATACCAATGATGAAATTAATAAATCAATTGCTAATGGTCTTTTAATACAAAACCTTACTGAATCCAACATTAATAATGTTTCAATAAAAGATGGACAAAGTAGAGTCACTAATGTGAAACCTTATTCAGTTGTTGTTCCAGTCAATATAGAAAGACCAAACACACAGTCTATTCTTTGTAACACAGCATCCACAAAATCTAGTTTGTATTTTGTATTACCTTCATTTGGTTCGAATTTTAATCAAGTTGAAGAAAAATGTTTTGACAGGGTTGGTAATATCACACAAGAGTTAACAAACAACAACTCACTATATAACGGTAGTGTTAGATTATTTTGGAATACACCAAATTATGGATATTTTGATACTTCTGCAGTACGCAAACCTAACCCAAGAGATTATGTTGGAAACATATACGTATTAGGAGAAAGACCTTCTTTCCAACTTTATAATAACGTTTTAGTAGGTTTACAGAACTATACTGAAATAGAAGAAATTCAATCAGTATTCAATAAAAAAGAGTTGGACGAAATGGAACGACATTTTCTTAATTTCAGTCAACCGATTACAAATTTCAAATTGGAACCAAGTTCTTTGAATGCTTCGGACCCCGCAATCAACAACGCTTTGAATCAACAAGGAGGTCCATACAACGAAATTGATGTTAAGTTCAGAAACTTTCAACAGATGTTTAGGGCTTTGATGGTAGTTAGTCCAACTAAGAGTTATACAAACGGTGGTGAACTTTTTACTAATATAATCGACGACCAATACAGATTGATGATGTCTCAATTCAAGAGTATTATGGAATATGACGTTGTACTTCGTGTTGGTAACCCAACGAAGTATAATAGAAGAGCAGTGAGTTCTTATATCGGTTATGTAACAAACACAAGTCAAGTAGTAAGCCCAATACCATTTAGTCCGTTTGGAACCACAACACCATCGACAACTCAATCTAATACTATTTTGTTGGAGATTGGATTTGGAACGGATTTAAATTTTCAACAATACCTTACAGATTTTTTTGTTCAGTCAAATATTGACATAAATGAAACATCAACAAAAGAACTAAGTCAAATTTGCCGACAATACATAACTCAAAGATATGAAAACCCAGCCTTGACCATCAACGAGTTTGTAAGTAATTTACAAGATTACGTTACGGGAAATTTTGCATTTATGGATGAAACTTTAGTTGGTACTGTAAGTCAAGCTCAAAAAGGATTACCGAATATCACTCAATTACCTGAGGGAATTATACAGAGTAAATATAATTTCAAACAATCCAAAGTTGATTTGTATGAAGCTTTTAAAGCTTTGAATGATAAATGGATTGCAGGTAATGATTACAAAAGAAAAACACTATTTGAAGATATGTTATTTTTGGATAGAGCGTCTAGAGATGTGGGTAACAAAATATTAATAGACATCTTTCAACTCAAAAGAGTTGTAGAACCAGAATCTATCAACTACAATATGAGTGTTTTTACTTATATGGCAGGTATACTAACTGAAAACCATTTTACCGTGATGCCCTTACCCGCATATGTAAATTTTTACAATGTTCAAGATGCAACCGCAAATGCTGTACCAAATTTATCTAGCACTCAACAATTTGCAAATGATATGTGGGGAACTTTTGCTACAGTAGATTATAGGAAATCTGGCCCAAAATTAGTTTGTTTTTATGTTGACAGACCATCAAGTTATGTTGCAATGGATAACAAAGAAAAAAACAATTTTTTATTCAGAAGTGATTCGTTTGATTTGAGAGACCCAAATAATCCCCTCGGCGAAGTAATAACTGAAAACAAAACTGATTGGGCGTTTTCAAACTTATGTGTAGGATTTTCAGTTGATATTGGAATTAGAAGTCAAAATGTTTTTTATTCGTTTAGTGTTACACAAACACCTGGTAAAGCTACCGCAGAAACTGTGGCAACAATTCAAGATATGGCAAATCAGGCTGGAGGTAGGGACACTACAACACCAAATACTTCTTTGTATAATATTTACCAAAATCGTTCATATGAATGTGATGTTGTTTGTTTGGGTAACGCATTGTTACAACCTACAATGTATTTTATTTTAAGACACGTACCAATGTTCAATGGTTCCTATCTTATAACAGAGGTTGCGCACACAATAACACCTGGTTTATTCCAAACTAGATTTAAAGGTACTAGACAAAGTTTCTTATCCTATCCATATCCCGATAATTTATTGGCAAGTATAAATCAAAACATTGCAGGTAACTTAATTAAATCGGTTCTTAATAGGAAAGATGATGCATCGTCAACAAATGGTACAACACAACAAAACAATGCGAACACTAGTGTGAATCCAAACACTAAAGAAGCGACACAAAATTCTTGTGATTCAAAAGTCTTAGAGATACCCTACAAAGAAAATGGTTGGACAAGTACTACAGGTACAAAAACTCAAATACCTATTAAAGATTTTGTTGATAATTTAAAACTTGTTGTTCCAAATGACGAAGATTTACAATTCATAATTTTCTGTTTGAGTTGGGCTTCTTCAGGAAACTCTCAGAAAAAGAATTTTGATGCTTTTAATAACAACTATGGAAAAATAACTTTGAACTATAACTACGGTGAAATGAGGTCATATATGTTGAAAACATTCTCTTGTGTGGATTTCTTGACACTAAGAGGACCTAATGAGCCTTTTGTTTTCCCTATTGCACATTTTGAGTCAATAGAAGATTATTTCTTGTTTTCGAAAAATAGATTACAACTTAGAGTTAATGATATTAGAAATAGGTCAATTGAAGTGTTTTATCTTCAAAATTGGCCTTACAACAAGAACAATAACATTACGTCTAACACAGAATTACAAACTCTTCTCAAAGAAGCAAAAGTTTTAGCGAACAACTCAGGTATAAATTCAAGTATAACACTTCTCACACCACCACCAACACCTTCACCAAATCCGAATAATTTGGGTCTTATTAATACTATTACCCCAAGTTGTTCATAGATTATATTCAACTATTTGGATAATATTGATATTTATATGTAAATTAAAAAGTTATGAACTTAAATAATATGTTAAACCAGTACCTTGGTAAAAACGTTAGAATGTCTGAAAAAGACAACGGTGATGGTACAAAACAAGTATGTGATTTAGACACAGGTGATTGTTATGTAGTTAGAGAAAGAGATGGACTTATTGAAAGAGCCGGTCACGAAACAATTGCTAATCGAAGAGTAAGAGTTGAAACACCACAAGGAATAAAGTCTTTATTAAACGGATAACAAAATGAATTTAGATAAAAAAATATTAAAAGAGATTAATAGACACCACAATATTAATCGTTACATCAGAGAACAAGCTGAAGCTGGTTTACCACCTGACCCAGCGTTGGGGGCAGTTCCTGGTGCTGATTTACCGGCACCTGACGCGACTTTACCTCCGGCCCCTGCTGATGCACCGGCAGAAAAAATCGATGTAAGTGCGGATGATGAGGTAACTAAAATCGATGATGAAGGAAAAAGTAGTGAGTCGGGTACAGAAGAATTGGACGTTACAGATTTGGTAAAGTCTTCTGAAAAAATTGAAACAAAACAAGACCAATACTTTGACCAACTATTTGGATATCTAAAAAACTTAGAAACAAAACTTTCTGAAATGGATGGTTTAGTAGAAAAATTAAACTCTATCGAAACTAAAATTGAGAAGTATAGAGAAAAGACACCACAAGAAAAACTTCATCTTAGAAGTTTAGACTCAGGACCATACACCCAAAAATTGACAGATTTCTTTGATGACAACAAAGATAAATTTGAAAAACAAGGAAAACACGAATATGTTTTAACATCAGATGAGGTTGAGAATGTAAATCCGTCTGAGATTAAAAAAACATTTACTCCTAATGGGGACGATGATACCGACTTTAACTTTTGACATTTTCAAATTTTGACTTATAATTTGGGTTGTAGAGATACAACCCTTTTTTATTTTGAAACTATGAATTTTTTTTCTATAATTTTAAACATTAACATCTAACAACAAATTTTTTATGACATCTTTAGACGCAGTATTAGCACAGTATGAACAGTCCAAATCACCTGATTATGGGCAAAAAGGAATGTCTCAAGAAGAAAGAATGAAGAAGTACTTCACTCTTCTTTTAGACGACAAATCAAATTCAGGACAACGTAGAGTACGTATCCTTCCAACACCTGATGGTAGCTCTCCTTTCAAAGAGGCTTGGTACCACGAAGTACAGGTAGGTGGTAAATGGCAAAAGTTTTACGACCCAGGAAAAAATGACAACGAACGTTCTCCTTTAAACGAGGTTTACGAAGAATTAATGTCGACAGGTAAAGAATCTGACAAAGAACTTGCAAAACAATATAAATCACGTAAGTTTTATATTGTCAAAGTAATCGACCGAGACAGAGAAGAGGACGGTATTAAATTTTGGCGATTTAAACACAATTACAAACAAGATGGAATTCTTGATAAAATAATTCCCATTTGGAGAAACAAAGGTGATGTCACAGACGCTGAAAAAGGTCGTGATTTAATTATTGAGTTAACCAAACAAAAAACTCCCAAAGGAGCT